ACATCGATGGAACAGCATATCCGGGTGAAGTCAAGAAGGTTAAAGACGATCAAATAACCATCGAGTTTGACGATGGTGACACAGATACGCTTGACGCTTCAGATGTAACGAAACTCGAAGAAGCACCTGAAGAGGAAGTAGATCTCGAGATCGGAGCAAAAGTAGAAGTCACCTATAAAAAGAAAGAGTATGACGGCAAGGTCAAAACCATCAACGAAAAAGACGAAGAAGTGACAGTCTATTTGACAAAGCTCAAAAAGAAAGTCACTGTACCCGTTGACGATGTGGTCATTAACTAAACCGGAATTCTCATGGCTTGAGGTAGGCTCGTGTTTTTTGATAGCTTTTTTCGCGAGCCTGCCCATTTTTTAGAAAGGAGAAAATATGAAATGTTATTTAGCAGGCCCATTTTTCAACAAAGAGAGCAAAGCAATAGTTCAAATGCTTATGGATAAACTCGAAAGCTTTGGACATGAAGTTTGGGCACCAATGCGGGACGGTATTACTTGTTCGAAAGATGCAGACAGAGAAATGAGACAAAAAGTATTTAATCTGGATCGCGAACAATTGCATTGGGCAGATTGTATTGTTGCTTTACTTGACTATCCGTTGCCACCTTATGAAAGATTACTTTTGCGTACTCGAGATCCAGAAGGAAAGATTGATTTAATAGATGTATCTTTCCCTGATTCTGGAACTGTTCTTGAAATTGGATATGTCAACGGATTGAATGAAGCAGGAAAAGACCCATACAGATATATCATCGGTTGGGCAATGACTTCAAGATTCAATTTAATGGTGTCCGAAGCCTGCGACTGCATAGTTTCTAATATAGCTCAACTGGAGAGAGTGATGCAATTCGTTGAAGCAAAAGATGGTGATGCTTTGTTGTTGCTCAAAACTCAATATGGAAAAGGAGATTTACAAGAATTCTAGAAAGGAGTCAATCATGTTGGATTTAAAAGAAATGTTAATAGGTTATTCAGTACGATTGAGATATGTGAATCGGTTCAGCACCTGTCGAATTCTGAATCCTGAAACTGTTGCAGAGCATTCGTTCTTTGTTGCTTACTATGCTCTTTTACTTGCAAGATGGTGCACAGCACAAATTTCTGTGCATTGTTTACCTTTGAATCAAGAAAAACTTCTTGCAAGAGCATTGTTCCATGATATTGATGAAGCAGTAACAGGAGATGTGCCTCGTCCGTTTAAATATTCAGATGACGACTTGAAACATAAATTAGACATTGTTGCAGCAAAAGGCGTTAAAAAAATTACAAGTAAATTATGGGGCGAGTCTCCTATTGGTCATGGTATGTTTGAAGATTGGAAGGATGCGAAAGACGATACTCTTGAAGGTCGAATTCTTGAATTTGCCGATTTTCTTTCTGTGCTTTCATATATCTATGAAGAAATTCGTGCTTCCAATACAATCATGCAAGAACATATAGCCGGTATGCAAGAATATTATGACAAATTTACGAAGTCAGAATTTGACTTCCTTCGTCCGTTGATTGAAGATGCAAAAACAATTCTTTTTGAGGAGATACTTGTAAATGGAAATGGGACTAAGTAAAAAAGAAAAAGAAGTTTTCGATCAACGTCAAAAAAGATACGGTGACTTCGTCAATGCACATGAAAATCTTGGATTGATTTGGACTGCTTTGATACAAAACCACTTCCGAATTATATTGCCCGGACCAATTCCTTCATATCTTGTACTTTTGATGATGGCAAGCAGCAAACTCAACCGAGCAGTTGCTGAAAAAAATCTACCTGACTCTGACAATTATGACGATAACAAAATATATATTGAAATGGCTAAGAAAGCAAGGGAGGTATATGATGCCCAAAAATCTGAAGCATTGGAAGAATAGGTGTCCTAAAAGAAAAGAAGGAAGAAAAAGTCCTTCTGCACGACTGTTAGATTGGACAGAAAATCCTTTCAACAAAATCTACCAGCTTTATTTTTATACTAAGCACGGTACGAAAATGAAACGTTTTCATGAAGCAACCACTAAAGAATTCGATTTTGTTCTAAAATTGTTGAAAGAAGATTGGTGCGGTCTGCTTGAATTGCCAACGTTCGTTTGGTCTTTTGTTTTACCCAGAAGCTTGCATGCTCAAGTACGTACGCATAGGCACTGGTCTTTCTTTTCAGAGTCTCATCAACTTTCATTGCCAACCGAATTTGCTAATCAAGGTGATTATTTTTCTATTCGAAAACCACCTTTGGATTGCAAGATAACGAATCTTGAAATTGATGCAATGCACAACGCTCAGATGTCATATATCAACTTGCTTGCTGAAGGAGTTTTGCCTTCACTGGCCAGAGGAGTATTGCCGATGCACATTAATCTTGGTCTGATTGCTGGATGCAACCTTCGTACTATGTTTCAAACAATTGTTTTAAGGAACTGTGATATTTTGCAAGGCTCTTATTGGCAGCTTCTTTTAGAAGAAATGAAAAATGAGTTAGTGACAAAGGTTGATTATCGGCTTGGTCTTCTGTTCGATTTGAAACCTTGTTCAGCAAATAATAAATGCTTATCAAGTATAGAGCAGGAATTGCGTATTCAAGAAAAAGATCCACACGAGCCTTGTTCTATTTATTTAAAGAGATTTGCACATGAAAAAGATTAATAAGTTCAGAGGTGAGTTTTTCTTTTTGAGTAACTTCGCCTTCAGTCCTATTAAGTTTGCCAGACAGAAATGGCCTACAGCTGAACATTTATTTCAAGCTTTGAAAACAGTTGATCCATCGGAAAGAGAAAAAATTAGAAAATTGAAACGTCCTTCTGAAGCCAAAAGATTAGGAAGACAGGTTATCCTTAAATCAAATTGGAATGAAAAAAGAAATCTGCATATGCTTTTCGTTCTTAGGATGAAATTCAAACAGAATTCTGAACTAACTAAAAAATTGCTTGCAACTGAAAATGCTATTTTAGAAGAAGGAAATAATTGGCACGACAATTACTGGGGAAATTGTTCGTGCTCTCGTTGTAAAAATATCAAAGGTGAAAATCACCTTGGAAAATTATTAATGCAAGTTAGAGAGGAATTGAAAAATGAAAATTCGTGATGATATCAAACTGTATGCCAAACTTGCTACTGCTCAAGTTGGCTATGTGGCTGGGCAAGTAGAAGTGACATCCAAATGTTTTCAGCATTGCAAATATTGTCGCAGTTGGCGAGACAAAGATTATGCTGGAAAATTTACTTTACAACAAATGAAATTTTTTGTTGAAGAATTATTAGAATTCCCAGCATTCGAACATTTGACTCTCACAGGAGGTGATCCGCAAGCATGGCCATATTTGACTGTATTTTTGGAATGGTGGGAACGAAGTGAAGCCATGGATAGTATCGATCTTCAGGTCAGCACTGCATTAGCAAGGGATATTGATACTCCTGCTTTATGGCGAAGAACGATCAAAGATCTTCGAGTTTCTCTTGATGCTTTTGCACCTAAGACTTATACTTTTGTACGAGGAGATCATTCAAATTCTCCTGATTCAATTTTGACTCGTTTGAAAGAACTCAATCATCCGAATTTAGCAATCATCATTACTATGTATCCATCAACTATAAAACAATTGTTTCCTCTTTTGTGTCTGATTGATACGCTGTATAACAAAGGACTGACGATTCGTAAAATTATGATAATGGCAGGAATAGGTGTAGTTCTTGACAAAGAATTTTGGTGTGAGTGGGATCGAATTAAAGAATGGGCAGAATTCAACATGGCAGTTACAACAAGTTTTGCTGAAAGCATACCCGTAGTAAGATCAATGTGTGCTTCACCTGAAGTTAATCATATTCGCTGTTGGACAAGTCGTCTTGGATTCCATATCAAGCCAAATGGCGATGTATATTCGTGTTGTCTCATAGGCGGAGAAGCAATCAAAGTACAGAAAGAATTTTGTATGGGCAATATTTTCGAACAGGACTTAGCAGACATTTATAATTCGTATACACCAACCAAATATGGAATGAAACATACATGCAAAGAAATTTGTCAGTACAAACAACTGTGTATCAATTTGGCAGGTGAACTTGCATACCAGACAAGGATGGCGATACCATGAACAATAGAATATTTGAAATCGATGAAAATTCTCAGTTGGTTATTAAAGAAACTGGCGAACCAATTCCGTCTGGTGAACCTATTTTTATTTTACTTGGTCGTGATTGTCAAGCACCATGTACAATCCGCGTTTATCAATCTTTGATGACTCCGATGAGTGAAGGCTGGAAAACGATCCAAGACGTGATTAACGACTTTATGAAATTCAGGAAAGAAAATCCTGATCTAATTGTAAAGCCTGAGGAGGCATATGGTTGATTTTGTCACAAAAAAGGAAATTGCGATGCGCACATTCAAAAATAAAATTGTCCTTAGGAAATGCAAGCAATGCAAAAAAATATTCCGTGCCAAAACACATAATCATAATCGATGTCCTGGATGTCAAAGAAAATATAGATCTTACTCTCGCAAAAACAAAAAATATAGAAGATGTTTTTATTGTGGAACAGAACTACAAAAAGAAATGCCTCATTTTTATTCTTTTTGTTCGGAAACATGTAGAGAAAGATCGTACTATGAAAGTTTCCTTAAAATAAGATCAAAACCAGAACAAGAAGTAAAAGCAAATTTTTGTCTATATTGCCTGAGAACATTTCCTCGCCTGAATATCAAAAGCAACAGACGTCAACCACGTTTTTGTTCTCGTGAATGCGGATACAAAGGGAAAAATGGCTTGAATAGGTTAGGACATTCTCAATATAAAATTTGTAAAAATTGCAACGCAGTATTTGCATCTAAATCTATTAATGATATTCTTTGCCTATATTGTGGCGAACAAAACGAAATGCAATTACCGAAATATCGCACCAGAGGATGTCTTAGCATGCGATTTAGAATTTTCAATCGTGATGATTTTACTTGTCAATATTGTGGACGAAAACCAGATGAAACAAAACTTCGAATTGATCATATTATTCCTGTTGCAAAAAGAGGCAAAACTATTGAATCAAATTTAATTACTTCTTGTTTTGAATGCAATGCTGGAAAAAACGATGTCCTTCTGAATGAACACAAACAAGTAATGATGTAAACGCATACTAATAGAAACTATAGAAAAAATTATAAAAAGGAGAACAAAAAATGAAAGTAACACTGCTAACACAAACGTCGAATATGCATGAGTATCTTTGGATTATCTGGCAGCTGAGTCGAACCCAATATTCTTTAGATGAAATTCTCGATGAACATCTTAATGCTGATTGTGAACAATTTTTCGAACGGATTATCAACGAGAATATTCCTTTAGCTGAAATGGTTGACTTCATTTTTGTGCTGGAAGATATTCCTATTTCTCTCAGAGAACAACTCGTTCGTCACAGAATTGGAGTGAAGGTTGCAGGGCAAGAATTCTGTGATGTTGTGCCTGACTTGGCCGACTCAAGTTTCTGGTCACAATCAATGCGAGTATTGGATATGGGTGATTTCGAAGAGCAAGGAAGATTCTGGGTACCGGAAAGTTTGAAAGGTGACCAAGTTGAGTCTTATCAAAATGCGATGAAACAGTCTGCAGTAGCATATACTCATCTTGTTGCTCAAGGTGTACCTCGTGAAGATGCTCGGAACGTAATACCTTTGGGTGCAACACATCGTATTGTTTGGAAGCTGAACTTGGCAGCAATTAAGCATATCATCAGCAAACGCAGTTGTTGGATTTTGCAGCTTGGACTTTGGAAACCGATAATTCAAGGCATCGTTGAAGAACTCTGCAAACTTAGTTCTAGTTTTCGTCAGTTGGCAACTCCACCTTGTATGGAGGGTGATAATTTCAAAGCTTGTTTGTTCTGCGAAAATAATCTTGCTCGGATTAGAGGTGATGTTGATCCATTGCCACCTTGTGCTTTGTTTTTGAACTACTACAAAGAAGATGCGTTAGCCTGTTCTCAAAGTGTTTTTCCAGAAAGCGAAACTTGTTGGTATACAAGTCAAGGCGAATGGACTTGTTGTGATGAAAGCCGAATATCTTTAATGTTTACGATGTTCGATGAATACAGTAAGTTCTGGAATCGAAATCCTGTGACGGGAAAAAGATTATTATGATAGCATGCAATATAATTATTGTTAGAGGATGTATCCATACACCTTTCATGATGCTTCAAATGGGAACTGATATTGTTATGGTGGAGTGTCCTCCACTTAGAGAATTCATACGAGTGGCAAATGACATAGGTTTGTATCAAGCTATTGAACTGGGTGCAGATGCTGCCAATGACCGTGAAATGCTGACTTTTATTTATGAAGAATTCAAGGATGCGTTATAAAGAATTTACAAGAGCAAAAGTACTGGCCATTGACACTGAGACGACGGGTATCGATGCTTGGGGAGGTGACCAGCCTTTTGCTATAAATTTTTTCAACGAAGATGGTGATGCTCTGTATTTCGAATGGTTTGTAGATGAATGGACACGTACAGTTATACCAGATCCACTTGAGCTTGAACTCTGTGCCGATATTTTAGGCAACAGAAAAATTAAAAAAGTTTTCTTTAACGCTAAATTCGATATCCGTATGATGGAAGAAGGGCATGGAGTTGAGACAGTCTTTCCAATTGAAGATGCGATGTTCATGTCTCACGTTTTCAATTCTGCTGAAGTTCATGCTTTGAAACCTCTCAGTGAAAAATATTTGAATTATTCTGTTGATGATTTACAATTGCTCAAAAAAGCGACAATCAAATGTAGAAGACAGGCAAAGAAATTAGGCTGGTTCAGAGCCGAAGATGTAGAAGCCGATTATTGGCTCAACAGGAAATTGAATCCTGAAAGTATACTGTGCCAAACATACAACATTAATGACTCAGAGCGAACGTTTCTTCTGGAAATGTTTTATAGGCAAGCTTTGGAAGAAATGGGTTTACTACACGTTTACGAAAGAGAGATGGAACTCTGGCCTGTAACATATGAAATGGAAAGCCGAGGCATTCGAACTGATCTCGTTGTTGTTGAAGCTGAAATAAAAAGACACCAAAAAGCAGCTGAATATTGGCGACACATTGTTGAACACGCAGCATGGCCTGATTTCGATGTTGAATCACCACAACAATGTGGCAAACTCATTTATAATAAATTGAAATTGCCGGTAACAAGACGGACAAATCCATCTGAAAGATTCCCTGATGGACAGCCTCAAGTAAATGTTGACGCTTTATTCCAATACGTAGGTCATCCTATAGTTAAAGCATTATTTAAATACCGAGCATCATCCAAAGCTTTGAGTAATTTCTTTTTGAAATACGAATACTTTGCTCGGCACGATACAATATCACCAAAAGAAATGGTCATTCATCCGGACTTCAATCAAGTCGGTCCAGCAACTGGTAGATTTTCTTGTCGTCGGCCGAACTTTCAAAATGTAGCAGATGCTTTAACAACAAGATCGCCTGAACCTATTCAAGCCAGAGAGCCATTTGGTCCAAGAATGAATTATGACTGGTTTCATTTTGATTGGAAAGGCCAAGAACCGAGAATTTTTGCTCATGTTTCAGGCGAAGAAACTTTACTCAAAGCAATAAAGGCTGGACTTGATATTCACACGTTTACAGCAAACAAGGCATGGGGAGGTGAATATAATCCACGTGCCATTGATGCTGCGTCGCATGCTTTAGAATTGGATGGCACTGGTGATGGCCAGAATGTAGACGTAATAAAGCTTTGGAAAGAATATGAAATTAAAAAAGTTTCTATTTTAGATGATGATGATAAAATTTTAATCGCAGCAGATTGGTTGGAGAAATTTAATTGGGATATAGAAAGAGCAGAAGCAAGTCTTCACAAGAAAACCTGTCGAGCACGAAGCAAGATGATTTTCTTTGCTAAAATATTCGGTGGCGGTGCAGGTGCGATTATGGATTTGTTGAAATGCAGTTATCCTGCTGCTTTACAATTTCTTGATGACTATGCCAAGCTTTATCCAAGAATAGATGAGTACATTGACGAGCTTTCAACGGAAGCAAGAATGAACGGTTACATCACCAATGTTTTCGGACGGAGACTTGTAGTCAGCAGAGCAAAACCGTATATCGCAGTAAATTACATGGTTCAAGGCAGTGCGGCAGACATGATTAAAATCGCCATGCCGAAAGTTGCAAGGTATTTAAAAGAATTAGAAATAGATGTTCATTTGATAATGACTGTTCATGATGAACTTGTTCTTGAATTTTTGAAGAAACATGTATTTAGAAGTGTACTGCTAGAAGTCAAAAGAATAATGGAAGATTTCAGAGATGTCTTTTCGATAGATATGCCGGTTGATGTGGAAAAATGTATTATACGCTGGAACGAAAAAACGAAAGTAAAGTTGGTAGCTTGAAAGCAGCAATTATGGAACTGGAAAAAACAAGTAAAATTGTAGAAGATGAAAATGAGAAATACAACAAACCCTGTCCATATAACAAAGCTATTAGGTGTGTTCAACATCCAGAAGAAAGTTGTGGATGCAATCCATGTGAAGAATGTGAAAATTATATCGATAGAAAGGTGAAATAAAATGGAAACAATACAAGAAGCAGTAAGAACACCTGAGGGAGCGTTTGCAGTGTTTATATTTCTTTTAGGTGGTTGTCTCTTTGGTGGTATAATAATTGTTGCTCTGTCTTCATCGGACTTTTGCAATTTCTTTAGCGACATGTTCCTCGGAGGAGTGAAATGTAAGTCATGCAAGCGAAGATCAAAGCAGTGGACACATTGGCCTGATATAGAAGGTGAAACTACTTATACTGGATGGGAATGGTGTCCTTTTTGTGGAACAAAGCGGTATGAAGGATTTGAAGATAGAGCATTTTAGAAAGGAGTTTCAAAATGAAAATGAAATATTATGTATTAGGGTTTGTTTTCAACAAAGCAAAGAATGCTGTATTGCTCATTGAAAAGAAAAGACCGGAATGGCAAGCAGGATATTGGAATGGTATTGGTGGCAAAATTGAAGAAAATGAGACGCCTGTTGAAGCAATAGAAAGAGAAGCATGGGAAGAAATGGGACTTCATCATATCTTCGATCACGCACTTACTTTTGTCTGTCCAGGAGGAACCGTTTTTGTTTATTATACTGTATTAGATTGGCCAAATATATCCTTCAAACAAAAAGAAGATGAACCATTGAAGGTTTGGCCTGTTAATTTTCTTCCTGAAAAGGTAATGGCTAGTCTGAGATGGCTTATTCCTGTTTGTTTGTCATCGATTCAATTTCCAATATTGGTTCAGCAGAACACTTTAGGAGTAGAATAAAATGGAAGAAATGAACGCAGAAAATATCAAACAATTGGCCGAACAAACTTTACAGAATTTAAAAGGAAGACCAGAGGCAGAAGAAAGGGCGATGTCCATCAAAGCAATAAGACGCTGGTGCGATATGGTTTTGTTCCTTTGCAAGCGTAAAGCCATTTCTGACAAAACAATTAGCGAACTTAAAATGTTGGCAGGCAAGCTTTGTGCTTCACCACAATTTCAGGCTGCAGGCAATATTTTAATTGAGATTTTCAGGGAAGAAGGGATTAATCTTTTATCATGATTAAAATTGCTCTTGCTACAGATTCGTTAATCGAATTGAACGATGTCAAAAAGTTATTGACCAAGCATTATGACATTGAAAAAGAGACCGAAGAAAAAGCAGGTGCTTCTTTCGTAACTGTTTTGACGATAAGGAATACACCCTTCACAGAAATTAAAGAAATGTTCGAACTATTAGAAGCTGCAACAGGAGTTGATCCAAGAAAAAGAAAATCTGGCAAAAGACATGTTGTACGAGTTCTTAGAGCAGCAGCTTATTTGCTTCATTATAGATTTAGGCAGACACATCCGAAAGTCGCTGAAATATTGAATTACACAAGTCATACAAGTTCAGTAATACATTGCAAACAGTTTCTTGAAACAATAAACGTCAACAGAAGAAGCGTTCCTATCCAGCTTGCAATAAGACGAGTGTTGGAAGTAAAAATACCAGACAGAAGAGGAAGAAAACCACATGGATGTATCAAGAAAAATGAAACCGTATCTTTGTTTCGGGATTGATTTTGCTAAAAAGATGGGCAATGAACACATCGGTAATTGTCCTTTCTGTGATAAGAAAAATCATTTCTACGTTAATGAAGAAACCGGACTGTTCAGTTGTAAACGTTGTGGACAAGAAGGCAATACTTATACCTTTTTGAAAGAATATTCCAACATGGTATATGAGGCAACAACAACTGATGAATACAGAGCGTTAGCTAAACTGCGGGGATTGCCGGTAAAGGCTTTGCGTGATTGGCGTCTGGGCTGGGATGGCCGACGTTGGCTTTTGCCTGTCCTTTCGGAAAAAAAGACTTGTCGAGATATTCGACGATGGAACCCCAGAGATAAAAAAAATCCCATGAAGTCAACCGCAGGCTGTAAGGCTCAACTCTATGGGTGGTATAAAGCTTCACGCCTGCCTGCTGGCTCAACAATATACATCTGTGAAGGCGAGTGGGACGCGATTGCTCTATCATGGCTCCTGTGGCGAGCAGGTGTCACTAAAGAAGGTGTTGTAGCAGTACCCGGACAAAACACTTTCAAGGATGATTGGATTGATGATTTGAAACCTTATTATGTTGTTCTTTGTTATGATAATGATGTACCCGGTGAAACAGGGAGCGTCAAAGCCTTCCATAAACTCAAAGACAGTTGCAAAGGAATTAGTGTACTTGGATGGCCTGCTCAATTTTCAAAAGGCTACGATGTTCGTGATTTCATTCGAGAACAAATTCAAGAGAGAATAGGCCCTAAAAAAATTCTAAAGAATTTAAAATCGAATATTGTTGAACCTGAAGAACTTGCTATATATATTAGTGAAGAAGACCAGATTGAACAAGAAGAAGAAATTCTCGAACATCCTCCAAGCTTCAAAGAAACATTAGCTATCTATAAAAGATGGGCAGATATGCGACCTGACCTTGTTAACGTTCTCAAGATTATGTTCGCAGTAGTCCTTTCAACGAAAATGGCAGGCGATCCTCTCTGGATATATATCGTTGGACCGTCAGGTTCAGGTAAAACGATGCTCTTGATTTCTTTGAGCAACAATTTAAAGTGTGTTTTTCGTTCATCAATTACAGCACATTCGTTGGTATCAGGATTCAAGTGTGCACGAGATCCAAGCTTGCTTCCTAAATTCAACAACAAAACCTGCATTTGGAAAGACTTCACTGAAGTTCTTGACAGCCGAGATAAAGACGAAATTTATTCAACTTTGCGAGGAGCATTCGATGGTGAAGTTCATCGAGGCTTCGGCAACGATGTTGAACGCAATTATAAAAATTTACATTTCTCAATGCTCGCAGGTGTTACTCCAGCAGTCCATGGCGACAAGAAAGCTATGCTTGGTGAACGATGGTTAAAATTCGAAATCTTCAAAGATGCCGATGAAGATACTACCAGCCAGATTGAAGCAGCTATGGAAGATAGCGGCAAAGAAAAACAAATGTTCAAAGAACTACAAATTGCTGCTTCATGTTTCTTAGCAAGAAGAGTTGAAATGCCTCGCCTTCCTGAGTGGGTTAAGAAAAGGATTATTGTGCTCAGTATGTTGACATCTATGTTGAGCACTATTGTTGAACGTGAACAATTCGGCGATCGTCAAGTGTTATATGTGCCTTCTCCGCAAATTGGTACACGACTTGCTAAACAGCTTGCCAAACTTGCTGTATTTATTGCTGCAGTAATGGGTCATAAAACCGTTCAATATGAGGACTATGAACTCGTTGAAAAAGCTGCTTTCGATACATCAAGAAAGATGTATATGTTGATTTTATCGACTATCGCGAAAAGTGGCGGTTCGGCCACAATTAAGGAAATCCAGTTGAAAACTCGCCTAAATTGGCAGACAATAAATAACCAAATTAACGATTTATACCTGTTGAAGATCGTCGATCAAGACTCAATTCCGCATACTAAAAAGCAAGGACGTCCCAGCGTAAAATGGAAATTGACGAAAAAAGTGGCATTTTTATTTGCTTCCGTTAAACTCGGTATAAAACCACTTAAAGTTAGGAGAAAAAAGGACTTATGAATTATTATAAAAAACTCGGTGGGTGAATGGGCTTTACATGTTTACCTACGGGGGGGCAGTGTGTATCGGGTTTTTAAAGTTCCCATTTAGTAAAGTAAATAAATATAACAGAACACGACATACATTCGTTTTTTAGGAAGTTGAAAAAAGGCTATAATGATACAGTGGGTAGGGATTAAAATAAACATTAGAGATAAGTAGGATGTTGCACTATGACGAAATTATGATGATGTATACTATGTCGGTTAAGACGTTATGTATGAGTCGTTCAATTCAACAATTGGAAAAAGCAGAACGATCTACAAGAGGAATAAAAAAATATCGTAGATTACATGCTAAAATAAAGAACGCATTGTGGAGGAAAACACATGAAATTTAAAAAATCAATTGGCAAAAAGCTTAGAGCAGCAGGAACGGCGGCAACAAAGAAAAGAAAAGGCCTACAAAAGACGAACGAGTATGTGTTGAAACTCGAAGCCCAAGTTGCAACATTGAAAGCTCAATTAGCAGCACAAGTTGAAGGTGTATTTTTGGAAGATCTTGATTATTCACACGATGCTTTCAAAAAAAAGCAAGTAGATGAATTGCCTCATTTAATAAAACAGCAAGTAGATCAAGAGTTTCTGAAAGAACTTGTCGAACAGGCTCGGAAATATGGAAGTCCAAATGATTTTTATTACAATTATGTGGTAGAGTTTGTTGAATGGTGTTTCGAACAGGCAGGCAAGACGCCACCTACAGATGAAGAACTTGAACCTTATGAAGAGGAGTAAACCGATGGCAAGTGATACAAGTATTCATGTAGATGCTAAGTTTATTTGTAAATGGATTACAGTAGGCAAGCTGAAAAAGTTGTTGGAAGATTTAGATGATAGATTAGAACTGCATTCCAATCGTGTAGGTAATTTATCCATTATTGATCCTGTTGATAGGACAACTCATGGTTATGTTGATATAGCTGAAGAGGTGATAGATTATGCATGAGTGGTTCAATGAAGGTGTAGCTGCATTCGAATGTGGCGTTGGTTTCAGTATCAGTCCGTACAGATCTTGTACTATTCAATATTTTTTCTGGAAGGCTGGTTGGGAAGAAGCATTGAGGCATGATCTTGCAACTGGTGGACATCCGAAACAATTAGGCTGTAGACCTTCTGATGAAACATAAAATAAGAGGCGTGAGCACAGAAGATCGTTCTGACAAAGAAATGTAAATGGATGAAGTTTTATTGAATTGAAAGTTGATCCATAATGATTTTAATTTTTGAAATAGATAAAACAGTGCAAAATGGAAAAAGATGGACTTGGCGACCTATGCGATTCCATGGTACTTGGAAGGGCAAAACAACATGGCGAGTTGGTTGGGGAATATTTTCAATTTCTTATTATCCTTCTTCGAGTCTTAAAAAATTCAGTGACGAACTTCAAGGAATGACGTGGAGAACAAAATGAACAGAGAAACAGAAAAAGTGAGAACAATTATAGAAACTGCGATTCAGTTTGGAAGACCAACTGGTTATAATCCTACTGAAGAAGATTGGCACGAAATTAAAAAACTTTGTGACAAAGTTGAATCCGAGCCTGAGCAAACGGAATTTACGAAAAAAGCAAAGGAGTATTGTCAATCCGTAATACAATTTGCTCAACACGTAAAAGATACAGTTAGTAAAGAAACAAAGGAAGAAATTACTGAAAAATTGTTTGAGCTATTGTTTGAAGGCTTCAGCATCATCAATCAACTCCAAAATTGTTGTAAGTACAGCAAGAAATGCAATGATAAACTTTTAGCGAAGGTAGAACAACTCGAAATTGAACTTAAGAGAATATGAGTGTTTACGTAGACAAGATGCGGTTGTGTATAAAGAGTCGCCAGTGGCCCTACCACAGTGCGTGTCACATGATAGCCGACCATCCTCGCGAGCTTGATGCGATTGCGAGCGAGATCGGACTTCAGCTGGGTTGGTGTCAACGTGACCACTATGACCTAACCACTAATAAACGCCGATTGGCGGTTGAAGCTGGTGCAATCGAGTTGGAAGATAAAGAATTTATGGCGAAGCTTGAGAGGCGAAAATGA